TGCCACTTCTGCAGCAAGATTCGCTAATTCATCGTCTGTAAAATGCATCGCCTGCTTAATTTGATTAGTGATATTACCCTCTTTATCAAGATACCCACTACATTTCACTACTTTTACTTTTTCCACGTAATCACCTACTCTTTTTTTAATGTACTGCTTCATTTTTCGTATACCCTTACCTCTATCTTGTCCTTTGCGAACAACCCAAGTGCCTGAGATAGCGAAATAATCAATAACCCCTAACGGTGAGTGAATCGCAAACTGGTGACTTGCTTCATAAAATTCGAAAGGATAACCAAGTTCAAAAATATTCTTCATTACCTCTGTACTCATAAATAAGACATGAGCTTTTCTTTTGTTTTTTAATTCTTGTGTTGGGTACTTTGTCATTCACTATTTCCCCTCCATGTACTCTTTTATTTGTCTATCAAGTTCCAATTGTTCTTCTGGCGATAGCTTTTCTTCTTGCTGTTTATTTGGTTCTTTTGCCCATTCTGGTAAATTTTCAGTCCTAACATTTTGACGTTGGTAAGTCGTTCGTTGTTGGCCACGTTCTTTTTCATTCTTGATTTCAAATTTTAGTTTTTCAAACTGCGTTCTTAGCTTAGAAGCACTTCTAATGTTTCCAAACCAAAATGAATTTGTCGGTAACCAATCAAGAACATAGTCAATTGCTGCAATAGTTTGTTGATCTCGTTCTTCGATTAATCTGAAAACATCTGCCCATTTTTCAATCTTCACTTTTTTCATTTCACTTGGAAAATCATTGATTAAATTATTTTGTAATTTTTGAGCAAGACGTAAATGTTCGTCAGAATATTTACAAGGAGGTTTCTTTGACTCTTCTTTATTATCTTTATCTATTTCTTTATCTATTTCTTTATCTATATCTTTATCTGTTCCGTTACTCAGCGTTACATCAGCGTTACGTGTAACGTTACTAGTAACGTTACTTAATGACAGTTGCTTTTGTTTTTCTCGGTATTTCGCTTGTCTAATGCGATTTTGCTCTTTGACTTTTTCCATACCATCAATGGCCTGGTATTCTTCCCAATTCTTAATGAAAATTACATCTTCATAGGTTGTTACCATGCTGTATTTTTCTAAAGTTAAAATGGCAAATTTTACAAACTCAACTGTGAAATCAAAATCAGCTGCTAAATCTTCATCTGAATAGGGCAAAGTATCAGTTAAAAACAATCCGCCTTTTTGGTTGCTTTCACCAGCACGAGCTAGTAAAAATACCCAAAACAAAATTACTCGATCGCCATCTGGCAATTTGCGTATTCGTTTGATTTTCTTATTATCAGGTAAACTAGTACTTAATTTTATCCAGCTAATTTCAGCCACTTATCTAGCCTCCTATGTGTAATTTTTTGATAGTTTCTTGGTTCAATTTGATACCTTTAACATGATATTTTTTCTTAAATGCTGTAATACCAATGTTATGTTTTTCGGTGTGATGGCATCGACACAAACCAGCGTAAGTGTATTCTGTATGGTCTACGCTTTTTCTTTTGCGACGACCTAGAGCTTTATCGAAATGGTCAATATCTGCACCAGTTTTTCCACATATGCAACAAACTCGTTTAGTGATACATTTGTAAAAGTAATACTCTTGATTTGCTGGCAAAATGTCATAGCCTTTTCTAAATGGAATGTTATTTTCAAAGATGAAATTTAAAATAATGTTCGCTAAAATTGTTGCGTCGTCCATTGTGTTTTCTGAATCGTTCCTGAGGCTAATTTCATAGCCCTGGAGCGCTTCAAAACGGAGATAGAACATTTCCTTTAACACTTCCGTTTCTTGCCCTGTGAAAGAGAATATATCCTCTAGCATTGCAAAGATAAATCGACGTTGGGCAACACTAAATTTTCTCGGATCAATAAATCTTATTTCAACTTCTCTTGGCCCTGTATAATCAAAATACATGGTTTTTAATCGTTCAATATTTATTGCTTCGTTTATTACTGCTGTTATTGAGTTGTTTTTCAAACTCTTAATAACAGCAGAATAAACATTGTTTAGGTTCATTCAATCACTTCCACTTGAATCCCGTTATTAATAATAAAATTGTTTAGAGCAACTAACTTTTGATGTTCTGCTGTTAGTCTTAACGTAACTGTTTTCTCTTGTTGTTTTTTGCAGGTTTTTGGCGCTTCTTCTGTGATGATTTCGCCTGTAGCAGTGTCAACTGTTTTATTGTTGATTGTTTCAGTTTTCAAAGCAGCAATGGCTTCGTCGTGTTCTTTTTTTGCTCTTTCACGTTCTTCTTGTTCTTTTTTTAAAGCAACGGCGGAATCAATTTCTTTTATCAGCTCTGGTGCAGTAGACCCTTTATCAATTAATGCGACCCAAGAAAACGAGTCAAGGCCAACTGCCTTAGCATAATTTTCAACAATGAGCTTATCGTTTTTTATACGTTCTTTTTCAGATGCAACTGCTACCATCGATGCCGCTATTTCCTCAATAGTTTTCTTATTTGGTTCACCTTTAACTGTGAAAGCTGTTTTATTAGTCCACGAACTAGGAATTTCAATTTCGTCAATGGATACATTGTAGTTTTCAGACATTTCAGCAATCACTTTTTGAAGCTTTTTGCTTCGTTTCTGCTTCTCTGCTTCTTCGTATGATTTGATGCTTTCGTTAATTTCTGAACTAACTTCACTTATTTTTTCAGTATATTTTTTTATTTTTTCCTCAAAATCTTTTAACGGCTTATCATATTGATTTTTAACTTCTTTACGTTGATCATCTAGCAACGTTACAACTTTATTTAAGTCTGCTCTTGCTTTTTTAGCTTCAGGAATGTTTTCATCTGTGAAAATCATTGTTGAATAGTGCTTAACTGCGCTCTCAACCATCTCAGCCAACTGTGCTTCATTTTGGATAGTGATTTTACTAGCTTTAAAATCAACATTAAACTGCAATTCTGTTGTTAATTCGTTTGTCATTAGCTTTGCCCCCATGTAATGTTTTCTTCTGGTTGTGGCTGGAATTGTTGTATCCATTGTTTCAGAACTTCAACAGCTTTATTGAACATACTAGACGGCATGTTTTCATTGACATCAACATTCAATTCTTTACTTAGTTCATTCCGCACATAGTCAAGTTCAGAATTCGATAACTCAGAAAGTTGTCTGATATGATCGTTTAACGTGGCTAACTGTTTACCGCTAATCAAATTAACTTTCGATGTATCATTGTTCTTTTCAGCTGCCGTTTGGCCATCGTCGTCTTTATCTGCTGCAATTCCAAACGCTGCCGAAAGCGAGTAACGTCTTGCATATGTCGTTAAACTTCCTAATCCTTGAGGATTTGTCCCGCTGTTTGGAAATTCAAAAGGTCCATGAACTATATATTGACCACTAACATGAGTAATAATTGTTGTGACTTTTAAAGCATTATTCTCATTGACGACATTTTGTTGGAAATCAATTCCGCTTTCTGATTCTTGTGCAGCTTTTCTAATTGCTTCTTCAATCGCTTTTAGAGTTGCATATTGGAAATTCATTGGACCTTTTTTCGTTGTATAGGCAACTTCTGCGTCAAATCTTGGTTGAATTAATTTGCTTTTTAGCTTATACATCCCATCAAACAATTCTTTTAAATTTTCGCTGTTCTCGTTCATTTATTCCCCTTCTTTCAGTAATGAAATAACTTTTTGAAGTCCTTCGATTAATTCAACTTGATTAAAATAAGCACTTTCATCTAAACTCTCGAATACTGTTCTAACTTCTTCATCTTCGCTATCTTGGTAAACAGCAACATGATTATTAATAGCATCCTTTTCAAAAATCAGTGATCCATAAGGTGAATGATTATCAATTAAGACAATTCTTTGCATTGAATCCACTTCCACTCTCATGCTATAATTCTCCTATCAATTAATTTTGTTTGTGACTTTTTGCTTGCCGGCGGAAGTCACTTTTTTGTTTCTTGGATAAATAACGCTTCTGGAAATACAGCCTTATTTATCGCAGTGTCTGGATATTTTTCTTTAAGCTTTTGAAATACCAGGGCTTTCGTATCCTCAACCACGTAAATTTTCAAACTATCTTTTCCTACTGCTTTAAACATCTAAATTCCCTTCTCTCTTTTTGTTGCATAATGTATATTTGATTTTTTTGTTGCTGGTACCATAAATCAGCAAGTTTTTTCGTTTGCTGTAGTTTTTCTTTCCTTGTCATTTATTTACCTCTCTATCTTCAAGAGCTAAGTCATAAAATAATGTCCAAATAATGAACAATCCAATATACACATTTTGGATGATTGGATTAAAGTTTCCACCCACTAGCAGACCCAATCCGAAAACAATAAGCAGTACTGCAATTCTTCTTAAGTTATAAATTTTTCTCATATTATTTACCTCCTATAACGTCTATTTATTTCGCTTATACTTGTTTTTTTCCCGCCAAACCAAAAATTCATCAAATTTCTGAATGTGGATAATTGGCATGCATGATGTAACGAGTCTATATCCATCTTTAAATTCTTTATGTTCCTTAAACTCTCTCAGAAGTTTTTGAAATGTTGGTTTGTGATGCTGATAGCCAAAATAAACAATTGCTTCATCTTTTGCCATCCAAGCTTGCTGTAAATCGATAGTCTTTGCTAGTGTGATTTGCATGTAGACATCTCCTTTCTATGCTGTCTTGTCATGTAAGAACTTGTTAACAAAATATATTTGCCCTTTACCAGTAATTTTCGGCGTTCGACTAATTCGAATACTTCCATCTGGATTGTTATGGGTTCGTTCCTTGATTTCCGCAATTCCCAAATCAAGTGACCGCTGGGTTGGCATATTGTAGCTTTCACCTTTTCGAGCAATTAGATACCCATTGTCTCGCAGCCATTGGAATAAACGATTCTGCCCAATGTCGATGCCGTTTTGCTTGATTAGCTTAGCTAGGTCACCGATTAAAATGGAAGTCTTACTTGCATCAACGGCATCTGCAAATAATGCTTTAGGTTTTAATGATTCATTTTCTAGTTGTAATACTTCTATTTTTTTCTGTTGAAATTCAAGAGCTCGTTTAGTCAGCATTTCTGGGCTATTCCAAAACTTTTCTAGTTGAATAAAATATCTACGAGCTTGCTTTCCTCTTTCGGTACGTTGTAGCATTGAAATTTCCTTAGCCATGTCTAGTTTCACATAATGATTTACTTGTGGGCGACCACCAAAAGGTTTATCGGATTTTTCCGAGAAACTGATAAAATCAACGTTTTCATCAAACCCGTATTTAATCATTCGTTTAAACCAATCAGTATAATTATCTTTAACTCCCAGAAATTCATATAACTCTCTACCGTTAACTAACTGTTCATCATTTTCATTTGTTGTAACTTTAATTAGTTCGTTCATACGGTTTCATCCCTTCTATTCTGGTTGTCTTTCGTTCCATTAATGGAACACTTTTCCTTTTTCATTTGTATACTTCCAAAACTACCTTTGTTCACAAACATGAACTTTCTCTTTAAAAAAATATAAATGAATAAAATTTGTTTCCAAGTCTAGCAATTTGCAAGCTTTCGTAATTTCAGTGTCTTTCCAAGAGACTTTCCCGTTCATTTTCAATGATATTGTTCTCTCCGACAATCCCATTGCGATAGCAAAATTATATTGAGTTCCAAACTTTTCAACAATTCTTCCTGCTAATTTTGAGTAATCATAGCACATTTATAAACACCTCCTTCAAGTTCATGAACATGAACTTTATAACCATATAATACATTGTTCATTTCTTATTGTCAACGAAAAAGTTCATGATTCATGAATTTTTTCGTTGAAGATATATTCAATATCTTGTATACTTAAATCTATAAGGAGGTGTACCAATGGATAGAGTTAAAACATCTGCTCGTCTAAAGCAACTTATGAGTGAGCGCAATTTAAAACAAGTTGATATTCTGCGTTTGTCAGAACCATATCAAAAAGAATTAAATATAAAAATGAGTAAAAGTACTTTGTCACAATATGTAACTGGAAAGCAATCACCTGACCAAAATAGAATTTATCTTTTGTCAAAAACTTTAGATGTTAACGAAGCGTGGCTAATGGGGTTTGATGTCTCTAAAAAAAGAATCCCTGACGAACAAAGATCTAGTGAAAAAGATGACTTCGACATAGTACCTATATTCAACCAGTTAGAACCCAAGCTCCAACAGCTTATATATAACGAAGCTAAGTCTCATTTAGAAAAACAAAACAAAGCTTCTAATAACGTGGTTAACATTAACAAGAAAAAATATGATACTTTAGCTGCGCATTCACCAGACCCTGATAAAGTATTTACTGATGAAGAGAAACTTAAAATTAATCAATTTCTAGATAAAGTGGATGCTGATTATGATAGGAAGCAAAAAGAATGTAAACATCTTTTTGATGATGATTCAGATGATAAAGAATAATTTTCAGGAGTATTTTATGAACGAATATGAGCTGTTGGTGTCAGAGGTACAGAAAAAAGCACCAGTTATTGAAACAGATTTGTTTCAAAATACTGGATGCTATGGTTTGTACCGTGATGGTAGAATTTATATTGAAAAATCGTTGAGTCTAATAAAAAAAAGGAATGTGCTAGCTGAGGAACTTGGCCACCACGATACATCGTTTGGTGACATATTAAACCAAGATTGTTTAGAAAATCGTAAACAAGAACTAAAAGCTAGACAATATGCTTTAGAACAATTAGTCACTTTGGATGATCTAATTAAGTGTTCAGAATCAGGATTCAGTAATCATTACACGTGTGCTGAATTTTTAGGGGTAGACGTTGAAACGCTCAAAAATGTACTCGCCTATTATCGACAAAAATTTGGTGATACCCATTTTTATAAAGGAAGAATTTTCGAGTTTAATGATTTATCAGTCATGATTTTAAATACAAATTTACAATAAAAAAGCCCGTGCTACAACACGGAACTCTTTCCTCATTATGAGAATTATTCAATAAATACATTATATCAGAAATGGGGAGCTTTAAAAATGAAAAAAATATTTGCATCTATGGCTTTTTTATTATTTGTCGTAGTAATATTTGTTGGTTGTTCTAAAAATGTGAACCCTGATTCTTCGAAATCTTCTACACAAGAATCTTCAAAGACCTATAAAATTTTAGTTGATCAAGATTCCACTGAACAAAAGGAAAAATTAGAAAAGATATCTGAGTATTATAAAACCGCAGATCCAAAAAGCTATAATTCTAACGTTAGAGTTAATTCGATGTTAAGAGATGAAAAGGCACATAAAGGCGAGAAGGTATATTCATTAGCTAAAATAATTCAAATTGTAGATGAACCAAGTGATGAATATATTTATTACATGGGCTATGTTACTTATGCAAAAAACGATAGAGAGTATGTTATGTTAGCGGTATTAAAAGATAATGTTTATTCCAAAGTTTTACAAGATGATGAAATTTTATTTTGGGCTTCATTTGCTGGTTCTTATGACTATACTACAAACTTAGGTGATAACAATACACTTCCTTTGCTTAAAGTAGATATGTATAAAAATGTAACTGCCTCAGAAGAAAAATAATAAAAATGCGTAGTTTTGTTATTTAAAGAAAGGATACAACCATGAAAGTAGGAATGCGTAAACCAAGTATAAAAAAATCAATAAGTGCTCGTACTACTGGAAAAGCTAAACGTAAGTTTAAAAAAGCAGTAATTCCTGGTTATGGGCAAAAAGGAACTGGTTTCATTAAGAACCCCAAGAAAGCTATGTATAATAAAGTATATAATAAAACAACTTTTAGCTTTTGGGATTTGTTCAAATAATCACCCTAAATTTTACAGTTTTAATTTAGTTTATAAAAATAATTGAATGGAGTCTTAAAAATGAAAAAAATAACTATCAGTATTTTACTACTATCTTCATTGACTTTAGGTGCTTGCGATTCTTCTAGTACTGCACCTGAAAAAAACAAAAAAGAAACTAGCACAACAAAAATAACTGAAAAAACATCTGCTACAAAAACCAGTACCAGTACTGAATCAACTAGCGATAATAAAAAGACAGTTTATAATTTAGGTGAATGGTGGGAAGTTCCCAATCAATGGAAACTCAAAATTGACAGCGTGACTTCTACAGATGAAAGAAACCCCTATTCAGATAAATCACCACAGCAAGTAGTTATAATTTCTTATACTTATGAAAATCTAGGATATGAAGATGACATTCAAGATTTATTTATTATGCCAGAAAATGTGGTAGATAGTGCCGGAATAATGGGTGAAACTTATCCCGTCTCTACCACAGGAGCAAAGCCAACACCTGTTGGAGCAACAATGAGTGGGGCTCAGGCCGCATATGGCGTTCAAAATCCTGGTGGAAACATCAAAATATTATTCAAAAAATATGATTCAAATCGTACTGGTCAAGCTGCTACATTTGAAATACCTGTACAATAAAAGAAATAGCCTTAGGGCTTTTCTTTTTCAAAAATTAAGAACATACATTCGAAAGGAGTTTTAAAATTGTGGATTGAGGAACTTCCTAATGGAAAATATAAATACTTTGAGCGATATAAAGATCCGTACACAGAAAAATATCGACGTGTTTCAGTTACACTTAATTCGAAGTCTAACCAAGCGAAAAAACAAGCGATGATGGAGTTACAGGATAAGATTAATAATCGAATGGAGAAAAAAGATCAAAAAAAAGTATCATTAGAGAATCTCTTAAATAGCTGGTGGCAACAACATCAATTATCTATTAGGAAAACATCAGTTAAAGCTTACGGAAAAATTTTAAAATATATATTTTCCAATATGAATGTTGATGTACTCATAAGAAACACAGATACAAAATTTTTCCAAGACTTTATTAATGATTTACCGCATTCGTGGGAGTATAAGAAAAAATTCAAAAGTGTGCTTAACATGTCCTTCACTTATGCACAAGACATGGGAATGATTGATGAAAATCCTATCAATAGAGTGAAAGTTGTTAAACCCCCACTAACAAAAGAAAATTTTGAAAATATAGAAAGTAAATACCTCGAAGAGAGAGAGGTTTATCAATTATTAAGCTATTATTATTCTACATTTCAAAGTGTCCATCATGGTCGTTTAGCAGAGTTTATGTATTTAACTGGATTAAGAGCTGGTGAAGCAATTAGTCTTACTATAAATGATTATGTAAAAAATGAACATGCTATTTTAGTTAATGGGACTTTGGATTATTCTAACGGTTATAAAAACGCTACAAAAGAATTACCTAAAACTCTAGCATCATTCAGGAAAGTAGAATTATCAAATAGAGCTGTAGAAATAATCGAAGAGTTAATTTTAGAAAGAGAAATAAAATTCAAAGAGCAAACAAATTATCTATTTGTTGGCAAAACGGGCAACCCAATTCAAGTTAATTCATTCAATGCCTCTCTAAAGAAAGCTAATGAAAGTCTAGGTAAAAATAAAATAAACAAAACTATATCAAGTCATATTTTTAGACATTCTCATATTTCACTACTTGCAGAATTAAATGTACCAGTAAAAGCAATAATGGAACGTGTAGGCCACGTTGACACGGAAACAACTTTAAAAATTTATACTCATGTTACAAAAAAAGCTAAAACAAATCTGGTAGAAGCTCTAAATAAATATGGCAAGTAA